CATACACTAAATCAGTAAGTTGGCAGCATTACCTGGCGATGGAACCATAATTCGCCAAGTACGTTAGCAAATTGCTGAAGAAGATTGATAACAGATTTTTCATCCAAACAAGGATTGATTTCAAAACACGGTTGGAGATTCTGTTCAGACGGCATAAGGTATCCCTCTCTCTTAAAACTCCGCTCATCTTTACGCAAAATTTTATTTTTGTAAACCTAATCTTTGGGGTATTTCACGAATTCGTCAACCAGTTGAACGAACTTTAACCACAATACATATTTATCTACATTGATATGAGTATCGCTAACACTATTGTGGGCATTCAGCTAGTATTACCAAGCCTTCAGGTGCGCGAAGTTGTTCCACACAGTGCAGCAGCGCATCAGTCGCTTCCTTAAGCGTCACAGTGTCGCCATCACCCAGTCCTGCAATTTTTGCGTGCCTGACAAACGCCGCGCAAAGGTCGTTAAACGCCCCTGCCCGCACATCCGCCAGGAAAGCATTAGCAGCAGCCAATTCCTGGTAGTCAATCCTGCTCACTGCGCCGCCTCCTGAAAATTCCCCTGATAGAAAGCCAGTACACGCTGCATAACTTCGCTCTTCCTGCACTCGCGACAGATTATGTTCTGTCGTCTGTTGTAACGACGTATTTCGCCGTCTGGTAACGACCAGATAAGGTCCGGATCAACCACAGATGTTTTTTCTTCAGTTTTGCCCTTGATAGTTTTTTGCGGGCGTTTTGCCAGTCCTTACGAGCCTGTTCAGAGGGAAATAACCCGTAGTCAGAGTTGTATACATCACCACTGGCAACCAGCTCTCTGGCGAGAACGCTCAACAGATATCTTGTCGCACCTGTTTTCGCTTCCAGTTGCCGTAACGTCTCGCGACCGCTAAGACGTACAAGTTCAACAACCCGCCCCTTTAATTTTTCCCGCTCTTCCTGTGTAAATACTTTTGCCATAAGCGCCTCCGGCAATCACTTTTCCGATGCAACACGGCGGGAAGAGTCGACAATCTGCCGGACAACGTCCCGGTGTTTATTCAGCTCCCGCAGCGCGGCGCAGACACGCTCCCACTTCTGGACATGACTTTTCGCCCGACGCAGTTCGCGGTTTGCCATATGCAGCGATGGTAAAACCAGGTCATCCGCTCGCGTTTCGGTGAACAATGGCAGCGACTGCACAATGTCCGCCACCGTTTCTGTTTTAATATCTTCCTGTGTTGCAGCCTCCTGTACTGGTAATGCAACACCTGCGGGCTGAGGAAAGGCCTTACCATCAGTTTCCGCTACCGATGCTGCTTTCGGCTCTGCTGGTAAATTATCGCCCGGTATGCAGTAACGAAATTTACCGCCCTGATTTACGCGAATCAGACGACCTTTGCTGATTGCCATTGCCAGCGTTGAAGCCACTTTGCGTGATGTGGTACCAAACAATGTAGCCAGCTCATCAGCCGTTTGTGGTCCGCGTTGTTCAATCGTCGCGGTTAAATCGCACTCTGAGATTTTCGCTACTGTTGCTGTGGTGGTTTCTTCCGGCAGTTCTGCCTGCGCTGGCTGTTCCTGCTGAACGTTGTTATCAGCCACACGCCGGGTGTACGCGCTTTTATCAACAAAACCAGCCTTTTTCAGTTCCCATAGTTCGTTCAGCACTTCTTCACGACTGATATCAAGTCGCGCAGCAAGTTCTGTGGATGTGGCTTTTCCCATTGCTTTCAGTGCGTCAAAAACAGTTTCCATTAAAATTACCTCCGGTTTTGTTTTTCCAGCTTTTCAGCCAGCCTGGCTGCATCAATCATTTTTCTCAGATGAACCAGATTCTTCTGGTTTCGTGTTTTCTGCTCCGCCGTTTCCCCCCGCCCGAACTGAAGCAGCGTTTTTTCCAGAACATCACAAAGTGACTGCATCAGAAATCCTCCGTCTGTGCGTAGGGTTTACGTGCCGGACCACCAAGTCTCAGACGTCTGGCAGCATCCTCTGCGCTGACATCAGTCACTGAACCGTTATCCATCAGGGCGTATGCTGTTCCTGTTGCTCCCTCCCTGTTCAGACGGAGAATCAGCTCCATAAGCTGAGAGTCTGCGTTACGGTTGTAGACAGCATCCCGGTACAACCCAATCCACACATCGCAATCCTGTTCAATCTGCCCGGTGTCGCGACTGTCGCTTGGTGTGGGGCGTTTATCTGCCCTGTCCTCGAGTTTTCGGTTAAGTTGCGTCAGAAGTAAAACCACGCAGTCCAGCTCTTTAGCGAGATTTTTTAAGCCCGTTGTGATATCCCCGAAAGCAATATCACGACGCTCCGCGGCTTCCGCCTTCATCAGCGTCAGGTAATCGATCGCCACAAGGCCGACAACACCACGCTGACGCTTAACCTTCCGGCATTCAGCGATCACATGGGCCAGCGTTACCCCTGGTGTGCTGTCAATCATCAGGTTTGATTCTGCCAGTTCTGCGGCTTTCGCCATCGCCCGCGCCATATCCGAGTCATCACTGGCACCGACATAAAAAATTTCAGAATTTACCCTCGCCTCCTGCGCAACCATGCGCTCAACCAGGCTGCGATCTGTCATTTCTAGGGTGAATACCAGTGTGGGCAGACGATGATTCAGAGCAAAATGCGTCACAATCCTGTTCAGCGAGGCGCTTTTACCCATTTTCGGCCTTGCACCAATCACTACCAGCGAACCACGTAGCACATGTTTGGGGGCCATAAGCCGATCCAGAGAGCTAATCCCCAGCGTCAGACCCGCTGCGTTCTCCGGGCTGGAAAAGCGACGCTCAAGATCATCAATCCAGTCGTTAACCACATCACTTACCGGGCGCAGACCGCCTGTTTTTCCTGTTCTGGCATACTCTGCCACCGTGCCAATGACCTGTTGAACTGCGCCAAGTCGTTCTGTCGCACTCGTGTCTGTCGGCTGATTCATGATCCCGATGCACGCATGTAATTTTTCCACCGCGTACCGCAGGATGGATTTTTCCCGCACAATCCCGGCGTAGTGAACCATCGCCGATAGCGTGGCACTCCTGCTGATTTCAGCAAGGTACGCAAAGCCACCAGTCTCAGCATCCAGTTTTTTCGCCTCGATCACGTTCGCAAGGCTGAGCAGGTCCGTAGGCTTTCCGGCGCGGAAAAGTCCGCGAATTTCACGGAAAATAACCCTGTGCGCCGCAACGTAAAACGACTCCGGTTTCAGCATCGAATACACCTGCCCCGCACGCTCAGTGTCGGTGTTTACCATCAGGCACCCCAGCACTGCCTGTTCGGCATCGACCCGGTATGGCACCGGAAAGGTGTTATCTGTCATTTGCCCGCGCCTCTTTGACAGCGACATAGCACCGTTCGGTGATCAGGTAATCCAGGTTTTTACGCTTCCAGAACCCACCGCTGCCATTGGGACGATCTTCCAGCATCCAGCGACAGTTCTCAGCAACGTATCGCAGATAGGACTCCCATCGCTGCTGGTCAAAACCGAATTTCTGCCAGAACGTCCGCAGATTTTTTTTCCTGGTATCCGTCAGAATTTTCACTGATGGCATTTCAGGCAGGATTTCGTGATAGCTGTCCAGAACCCTCTGCCAGTCGATTTTGTTTTTTGCGCGATGACTGACCTGTGGATCTGCGTCAGCAGATCCACCAACATCAGGTTCATTGACTGGTTCAAAAGAGTGACTGGTTCTGGGTGCAACTCCTGCACTGGCAACAGGTGCAACTCCTGCGCTACCCGATGCATCTGATGCACAATGTAGCGAATTATTTGCACTATTCCCCGGTAAATTTTCTGCACCATCCAGATGAAGGAGATAGATATTACTTGTATTACCTTTTTCACCTTTCCGGGTGATTTTTTTTACCAGCCCGGACTCACAAAGCGCCGCAATATGATTAATCACAGAACGCTTGCTAATCTCGCACTGGTCAGCGATATACTGGTAGCTGGGCCAGCACTCGCCCTGATCGCTGGCATTATCAGCCAGCTTAATCAGAACCAGCTTACGCAATGGATTACCCACTTTAATTTCCATTGCTTTTGCCATTAGTTTCATGCTCATATATAGAAACCTCGTCTGGTGCCGAACCTTCCTCCGGATATAATCTGTGATTCCCCAATCAACAGAACCAGAGGAGGTTCGGCATAAACATCAATGCACAACGACAGAATCGTCGGACGACCCACCACCGCTGAAATGTGCTTTCCGGTAAACGGCCTGGACAGCATCATCATGCGCATCAATTGCCGTACTCAACGCTTCCTGCGCCGCCAGTAATGCACGGCGTTCCAGGGTATCGAAGATACAGAGTCGGTGACGCAGCTCACGCGGAAGAATTGCCAGAACCGCAGGGATCAGTTTCTGAATTTTTTCCCTTTGCGCTTTCGTTTCACCTTTTAACCAACGATGATAGATGTTCTGCTGATTATTCCAGTCCTTGCCTGGTGTCAGAGACAATTCACCTCCCCCCTGGCGCAGATATTCTTCAGTCAGTGCGTTGGCAACCCACGCCTGCCCTTTTTCGGCTGCCAGGGCTAACAACACTGATTCGATGTGCTCATGCCTGATTTTCATGAATCATCCCCCGTGAATTTTGTGTGCTAGCCTTACATCCAACAGGTAAACCGTCGGTTGGGTTGGGGTACAAATCTGGCCGCAACTCATGAGGAGTAACCCCAGTTGCAAGGTAAATTTGGCGAACTCGTTCTCCTGTCGGCACTCGACCATGGTATTCATTTACCCATTTGTGTATTTGGGACGGCCAGGCCCCTATTGCGCGCCCTAACGGGCGAATACCACCAGCAATCTTTATTGCTTTATCCAAAGCAGTCATACAATCCTCCACTTCAATCAAACACAACAATTGTTCACTTAAAAAGAACATAAGTCAACACCCTGAGAAATTGTTAGTGTTCACTGAACGGTTATAATTGCCAAATGGACATGAGAAAAAAGCAATACGACACCCCGCTGGCAGAAAGGTTAGATACGATCTCGCAACAGCATCACTTAAGCGGTTCAGATTTAGCGCGTATCGCTGGTGTAGGTCGCTCATCAGTTAACGCATGGAAAAAAAGAGGAACAATCAGTAAAGATTCCGCGGCAAAAATTGCAGAAGCTACAAACGTATCCCTTTCCTGGTTGCTGACAGGAAAAGAAGATAGCAATAGAGAGACACTTGATGATGATGAGAAAGCCCTGCTTGATGTTTACAGAAATCTGCCACCTGTAGAACGCAGAAATATGCTTGCAGCTTTTCAAATGCGACTTCAAAAACTGACTGAATTTTATTCAGAATACGTTGACCCAGCAACGCGTCAAAAATAATTCTTTATTTTACAAAACAATACCGCCGAAAGGCGGTTTTTTTTGCCTTTTATGAATTCATAATGTTGACATATGTTCATTTAAAGAGAACAATGTATTCCATCAAAGCACAACGGTGCGACAGGTTTTAGTTCCGCCACCC